GTTTTAAGATCGGTGCTAACTTTTGTGCCTTCATTTATTTTCATTGTGGTTCATCTCCTCCGCAAATATAACCTATAACTTTCTTACCTTTGTAGGTGTGGTAATAATGATTTGACATAAATGTCTTTTTCCTTTTTTCATGTACTACAACATTAGTATTAAACCAAGTACCACAACTTGTAAATATCTCAAAGCTATCTTGTTTAAGATCGCCACCAAAGGTTAGATATAGCAATGTTATTATTGTAGGTTTCATGGTTTATTTATTTTTTTGAAATACAATTTTAACTATTTGAGTACCTGTACTTTGAATAGGGTCTAAATGAATATTTTTAGAACATCCTGTAAGTAATATAATTATTAATAAATTAACGACCTTGTGCCGCATATTTTTTCCATGTTCTTTTTTTATGTTTATTCATAGATGACATTTTTGGTCGTCTACCAATGCTAGTTTTTTTTGCGATTCTTTCGTGCTTTGGTTTGTTTAGATCGAACTTTACTCTTGCCATACTTACCTGTTTGTTGTGATAATAAACTTACCTTAGATTTATATTGGTTGGTGTAAGCTGTTGATATTTTTTTTCCCATATTTCCTTTTGTGTTAAACCTTTCTCATCTTTTTTTTCTTTATTCCTAGAGTCTATATCTTTTGGATGTATAACCTCAACTAAAGCATAACGATAAACATCATTAGATTTATCCCATTGAAAATGAACTAAATATCTTGGCTCTTGATATTTGTCAATTAACCTAGGATCATAATCGTTGGTTGTCATTTGCTAAAGTTTTTTATTTCACTTGCTTTGATACCATAGATAGCAGCAACGACTGATACCCAAAGTCCGACCAACCACCAAGGCATTGATTGGAGCTTCTCAAAAAATAAATCCATCTTTCTTTCTATCTCTGGATCATCTGCAAATACAGAGTAAGCTAACATGAAGATAGGGGTAGACAACACGATAAGTACGAACTCATCTTTCCAGTCTCCCTTCTGATGCTCAAATACTTTACCTTTGTACTCTATCTCCCCCCTCCTCATCTTCTCTGCATGGTGAAGTCTGGCTTCTGATAATGCTTCTTTAGTTTTTTGTTTGTCTTGATATAGCTTGGCAGCTGTCTTAACTCCCATACCTAATAAATTTAACCACATATTATCTGTTCCTTGATCTGTTAGATGATTTAGATTGTACTCTTAAATTACTTATATTGTTATTTCTTGGGTTTCTATCTTTATGATCTATATCTTTACCTAATATACTATCACCATATTTTTTTTTCATTCTTCTTCTAGCAGTATTTCTACCTGCTCTATCTTTTTTTTGTTTAGATGATGAATGATAATTTTGATATTCTGATTTATAATCTCTTGCCATTTATTCTAACCAAGGTTTATAAACTACCTTGCCTTCTTCTCTTATGGCTCTTAACCATTGTTGTCTGTTTGTATTAATTGAATAACTACAATGAATCCAACCTGATGTTGGCTCTCCATCTCTATAAAATTCTAATATACCCTGATCTACTTCAAGGTTATTTCTAATCCATCTTGCAAGTTCTCTGTTATCTACACCTGGTATTTCAAAATCTGCTGCAGCAGCTTCATCGTCTGCCACATGTTGGCTGGTAATTTTGCTACCAATTTCTACACAAAGCTCTGCACATCTAAAACCACTAGATATAATTAGAGGTTTGTCAAAGTGTGAACGAATAGGTTGTAGTACATTGACAGCTAATGCTTTTAAATTTTCTATTTGTTGTGGGTTAGGATTATTGTTAATGCCTTTCCGTTCAGCAATCTGCGACTTAGTTAGCTCATCCAATGTTATGTTAGCTGTAAGTTTCATTTATTGTAATATATTTTAACCTTTAATTTTTTTTGCTCGCCTGTCAAGCCTCTATTTATTAGTGTTCCTGCTTTCCTTTTATAGGTATCTTTAGGAGTATACTCTGATTTTCTATAATTAGCACTCTTAACATCATAGGCTTGATACTCTCCTGTGTTTATATCTAAGACTACCATATCTATTGGTCCTTTACCCATAGCAGGTACGAATACAATTTTATTAGGGTCTTTGGCAAAGTGTGCTTGTGCAATGAGTTCATTATAAAGTCCAACAGAAGCTGTCTTTCTGCGTTTAGCCATTCCATTTAAAGAAGCTAATTGCAGCTCCTATAAGTCCACCGAGTATAATAACAAATGATATAACTCCTTTACCCTTATTCATGTCAGAGTGTAAATTTTTAATATCTGCTCTCATCTCGTCAATAGCTTTGAATAAAGTTTTCATGCGTTCAGCACAAACTTTCTCATGGTATGAGATACGAACACTATTACTCTTTTCTGCGTACTGTTTAATCTTTTTGGCACTTGCAGTTGCAGATGATTTTCTTAACTTTTTTTTTAATCCCATCTCTTAAATCTTTCCAAAATATTTTTACTTCTTCAATAAATACTTTTAAAAATTTATCCATAATATTCTCCTATGTTTGCTCAACTGGTACACATTTAAAATTAACGACCACTTGATTTCTGTTTACTATATCACTATCCATTTTATTAGTAGTTTCAATAGCTCGTAGATAACCCGCATTAGCACATTCTATCCAAGAATTAAAGATAAAAGTATCATTTACTGGTGGTAAACAATTAAGATGAACAACTGAGCAAATATGTAAAACTAAAATAAACTTCATCTAATTTAACTATCAGATATAAGTTATTATTGATATGTGTTATTTAGGAATACCTAGAATAGGTCTTTTGTCGTATAGATTTTCTTTGCCGTACTTACCTTCAACATAATTATAATGTAAAAAAACTTGACCACAAAGTTTTCCTTTAAATGGTTCTCTCCAATGTTCTAAATTACAACCAGAATAGATTAACATATCCCCTGGTTTTAAATCTATTTTTATTCCTTTAGGTGCATTAGGTTTCATAATATTTTTATACTCATCAATAACATTATCGCTTCCTGTCGGGTCTAAATAGATAGACCAAGGATCACCGCCAAGATTAAGTGTAGTAGATATTTCACATGAAGGTCTGTCTTTATGTCTACATAAAACATTACCTGTTCTATATAATCTTGTATAGGCATAAGTAGGAATAAGATTTAATCCTGTTTTTTTTTGCATGACAGGCATAGTTTTAATTAATAATGTTTCCATTAAACGATCTGCATATTTAGCATAAGAATTAGGAACTTGTCGGTCTGTAAAATTTCCAATTAAAGGATTTGCAGTATGAGTTTTGTTGTTTTGTAGCATCCAATAGTCTGCTTCAGCAGAGATTTGCAAGTAAGTAAAAGCTAGATCAGCTATATCTTTTGATATTGCTTTACGAATTATTTGGTATTTATTTTTTTTAAAACTCATGTTTGTATAAAATTATAAGATACAGATACTCTCCAGCTTTTTTCACCCTTATCTGTATTCATATTAATATCTACACCATGAGGCAGCCATGAAGGAAAGAATATCATACGACCTTCAATAGCATCGTAAGCTGTAACTCTCCATAATTGTTTTGGTAAATTATCTAATCGTCTAGGCATATAAATATTAGGTCCTGGTCTAGGATCTTCAAAAAATATCTTACCGCTATCTTTAGGTACTTTAATATAATACACACCTGACCATAATGAGTTTGGGTGAGTGTGGGTTTTGTTGTAACTATAACTAGGATTAATATTACACCACATATTACCTAGTCCCAGCTTTGGTTGAATACCATAATCTTTATTACATTCTTCAGCCATCTTAAATAATTCTGATGTTAAAGGATTGTATTCTTTTTTTTCATTCATGTTTGTTGGACTATGCCAACCAAAACCAGAATTTGTTTTTGTTTCACCTTTAGGATTTTTTTTATACCAAGCCTTTATATGTTTAAATAAATATTTATTTATTTTTTTAGCATCAGGTAAATCTTTCCAATAGATAGGAGTAGGAAATAATACTTCTCGATTCATTTAAAAGGTGGACCACCAAACCACATAACAAGAGATCGTCTTATTCCCTTTTTAACTGGAGCTACTCTATGTCTCATAAAAGATGCAAAGAATATAGCTTGTCCTTGTTGTAATTTTATTACATCTTGTTTACCTGTATCAGAAAATAATAAATCACCGCCTGTAAATTCAGAAGGATCAGATAATAAACAAGTCATAGATATTTTTCTAATAGGATGTTCACCATTAGCACCAAAAGGATTTAAGTCCATGTGCCAATCATAAAATCCACCTTTAGGATATTCTGTAAATTGTGCGGGTTCTGTAATTTTAACACCATCAAACATAAAGTGATTTAAATTAACTTTGGATATTTGTTGTTCAATAACTTTATACATCTGTGGTAATTTTTGAAATGGAATCCAACTAATTGTAGTAACTCTTTTTTTAGTATCATGCTTACCTTTTTTTCCTCCACCTACTCTAGCTTGTTCAGGTTTACAAGAATGACCAGCATTAATAATATCTCTACATTGTTCTGGACTAAATAAAGGTCCTGTTGTAGTAGCAACATAAGACTGCCATGGTGGCATATAAGTTATCATTCGTTTTGTCCTCCTGCCGATCTACTTGCTACTGGGTTATAATCTACATCTACATTACAAACTAAAGTTCTTCTTTTTTCTTTTGTAGAATTAAAAGGATAAACACAATGTCTCATGTCATAAGGAAAAACATAGAAGTCTCCAATCTTCATGTTTGGAGAATAATCTGTTTTAGCAAACTGACCTGCAGCAGCACCTATAATTTGTAATCGTCCATTCATAGGTTTGTCTTGTGCTGAATATTCCATACCTGTTTCTTTTGGTAATTTTAAACACATTACAGAAGATAGACCTGAATAAAGTTTACCTTGATGTATGTGCACAGGATTGTACTCATTAGCTTTCATTTCATTAACCCATATAGAATTTATTGATCTATGGTTTTCACCAATTTTATTCCATATAAGATAATGATTAAATATAGAATCAAACCATTGTAAAATATCTTGAGGCAAAAAAGAATGTTGGTGCATTTTATTACTGTTAGGACCAGAATAAAATAAAGACACTTCATCTTCTATTTTACCTACAAGTTGTTTGTTTGCTTTAGGTAATTCCTTTTTTCTTTTTTCGTATATATCGTTAAGAGCAACAAATACCTCTAAGGGTACTTGGTATTTTAAAACTGTTTGACCAAGATAAACAAAGTCGAACTTCATATTATTTTTTTAGTTTTTTATTTTCTTTACCTTTAGGTAGTAACTCGCCATCTTTTATAACTCTATTTAATGTATCAAGTTGTCCTAATACATTAAAGACTTCAGGTTGAGATGAACCTGGTGTTAGTGTTGCTTTTTGATGTTGTAATCTTAACATATAAGATTTAGCTTGGTGGGTATTAACATCTTCTTTATCAAATTTACCATCGTCAAATTCTTTTTTAAGTTTAGACCATGTTGCTACTTCTCTCATTCTATGTTTAGCAACTAACTCCATACTTGCTTTACCATAAATCTTTTCTTCTAATTCTATTTGTAATAATTGTTTTTCTAATTTATTTTTTTCTTTACTTATCTTATCTCTTATCTTTTCAATCTCTACATCATTCTTTCTAGCATCAAAAGATAAGTGCATTAAATTTTCAAAGTGAGTATTCTGTTCTCTTACACATTGCCAATACTTAGCAGCTTTAGTTGGATATTTATTATCTGATAATACAGAAAATCTCATTTCTGTTTCTGTACGAAACATTTGTTTTTTCTTCCAAGTATCTTTAAGCTCAGGAATTAAACTTTTAAATTGTTTAACATCCTCTTTATCCAAAATACCTGTTAGGTATTTAGATTGAGTTTTAGCTAATGTTTGTATGTTGCGTTTTTCTTTTGACATAAAGTCATAACCAATCTACTTATTTATAGATTAAGGTCAAGTCTTAATCTGTGTCAAATGTCTTAGTTGTGAATGGCACAGTCCATTCTTCTGTGTTTGCTACATAAGTAGGTGTTCTTCCACCAGTAGCTATAGCTAAAACTTGTGATCCACCACAAGCATGATAACCTCTTGCTGTTGATAAATTTGCAACCTCTGTCCAACTTGAACCATTCCAAGTTTCTGCGTTAGCTGTAAATCCTGGAGATACTTCTCCTCCTATAGCTATGGCAGCTGTGTTAGTAGAACCTGCTCCCTGACCAGAACTTTGTCTTGCAGTATTCATGTCACCTACTTCAGTCCATGCTGTTCCATCCCATTTTTCTGTTTTTCCAGTTAATGGTGATTCTCCACCAAAAAATAAACCTGCTGTTTGTATTCCCGCAGCACCACCATTCATTCGTGCTGTATTAATTTCTGCTATTTCTGTCCAAGCTGAACCATTCCAAGATTCAACAGCACTTGTACCTGGCGGTGTGCCAGCTACTGCTAAAGTAGCAGTTTGTGTTCCTAATGGACCAATTCTTGATCTTGCTGTGTTAAGTGTTCCAGGAGATGTAGTCCAATCTGTGCCATCATAAAGTTCTGTTGCATTACTATGACCACCTGGTGGTAAAGTACCTCCAAAAAGTATAGCCGCAGTTTGAGTTCCAGCACCTGCACAAAGATCTCTAGTTGTATTTACATCTTCAGCATTAGACCATGCAGTTCCATTATATTCAAATGAAGTAGCAACCTTTGCAGTTGTAGATGTTGCACCAGCAAATGCTACACCAGCATTTTGTGTGCCAGCAAAACCATGAGCTGATTTAACAGCGGGTATGGCTCCTCCAGCAGCAAAAGCACCTGTTCCTTGTTGAGCATAACCTTTAAAAACACTACTAGCACCTGTTGCAGTTTTAACCCAAACTTGTCCAGTTTGTACTGCGGGTGTTGAAGGAAAAGACCATTCTTCTGTTTGACCTTTTGGAGATTGATTTCCTCCTGCTGCTACTGCTGCAGAACCTAAACCAAAACCTGAAAGATCACCTCTTGCTGTTGAAAGGTCTGCAACTTCAGTCCATGCACTTCCGTTCCAACTCTCTGTTCCTGCAACAGAAGGTTGTCCAGGATTTGCTCCACCAAAATAAAGTGCTGAAGTTTGTATTCCTGCTCCTGCTCCTGCTTGCATAGCTGTATTTAAATTACCTAATTCAGTCCAGCTTGATCCATTCCATGATTCAACATTTGCATTACCTCCTGGTCCACCACCAAAAACTAATGCAGCAGTTTGTGGAGCTTGACCAGCATATCCCATATAAGCTCTTCCATTATTTAAATCCCCAACTTCAGTCCAGCTTGATCCATTAAAAGTTTCAGCATTTGCTGTACCACCTACTCCTCCAGCAATAAGAGTTGCTGTGGTTGATCCTGCTGCTCCAGAACCATATCTAGCTGTATTGACATCTCCTGTTTCAGTCCAACTTGATCCATTGTAAGTTTCAACATTTGCTACAGCAGTAGATGTTTGACCTGCATTAGTTATAGCTGCTGTTTGTGATCCTACAGTAGCATTATATTGTCTTGATGTATTAAAATCTCCGCTTTCTGTCCAAGAACTACCATCATATTCTTCAGTTCTACCGCTAACAGGAGGTGGTGCATCTCCTCCACAAACTAAACCTGATGTTTGTATTCCAGTTCCATGAAGATTTTGTCTTGCTGTATTAAGAGCTGTTCCACTAGACCATGCTCCTGCATAAACCACAGGATCAGTATCTGTAACTTTTATTGTGTAACCTTTTATATCTTTATATTCAGCCATGTTAATCCGTTATTGTTAAATTACTTAATGAAGAAGGTACATTCCATTCTTCTGTTGTTGTTGAACCACCTGTACCTGATGTAGAACCTCCAGCAAAAACTCCTGTAAATGCAGTTCCTATACCAGTTGCATTATATCTAGCTGAACTTAAGTCTGCAAGTTCAGTCCAAGAACTTCCATTCCAATATTCTGTATTTCCTACATAAGGACTTCTTCCACCTATTATTAATGCTGCGGTATTACTAGCTCCCACTCCAGTTCTACCTTCTTTTGATGTATTTAAATTTGTTATTTCAGTCCATGTAGAACCATCCCATGTTTCTGCATCATTAGTATAACCACTTCCAGGATGTCCACTACCTGCAAGAGCAGAAGTTGCTATTCCACAACCTCCAACTTGAGTTCTAGCCATATTTAAATTTGATACTTCTGTCCATGCCGAACCATTCCATGATTCTGTATTAGCAGTTGTACTACCACCTGAAACTTCTCCTCCAAAAATTAAAGTTGATGTGTTTGATGCACCACAACCACCACCTTGATTTCTTCCTGTGTTTATTTCAGAAACTTCAGTCCAAGAAGAACCATCCCAAGTTTCTGCTTTGTTTTCATAATCAGACGGACTACCATTACCACTTGCATTCATAGCTGAAGTTTGTGTACCTCCTCCAACAGAGTTACTTCTACCTGTATTTATGTTTGCCACTTCTGACCAACTTGTACCATTGTATGTTTCAGCATTTACTGAATCTGATGCACCACCTGAAACCAAACCTGCAGTTTGTGTTCCTGCGGGTGAATTTTGTTTTCTTGTTGTTCCCATAGTACCTCCAGAGGACCATGCACCTGTACCTTGTGTAGTTAATGTAACTTTCATGTCGCCTGTATCTGTACGATAATAAACTTGTCCTTCTGTTTTTATTGAATCTGTTATTGTTGCTGCTGTAAATTCTTCGGTAGAAGCAATTTGTGTACTTGTATAACCACCTGTTGCAAACATAGTATTAGGAGAGCTTTGTGGAGAAGCTCCCATTTTTGATCTTGCAGTAGATAAATCAGCAATTTCCGTCCACGCACTTCCATTCCAATATTCAGTATTAGCTTTAGTTCCTGGTTGTCCACCAAAAACAAACCCCTCAGTAGAAGTTCCAGAATGAGAACTATAAAATCTTTGTGTATTTAATTCAGCTATTTCAGTCCATGCACTACCATTCCATGATTCAACTGAATCAGTATAATAAGGTGCATCCGCTAAACCTCCACCAGCTACAATAGCAGCAGTAGAACTACCAAATCCACTACCTAATGTTACTCTAGCTGTATTTAAATCCCCAACTTCTGTCCAAGAAGAACCATTATAAGATTCATTAACAGATAAATTATTAGTTCCGTCTCCCCCACCAAAAGCTAGTCCTGCTGTCTGTGTTCCTGCTGCACCAAGTAAATCTCGTCTTGTATTTAAATCTCCAGATTCTGACCAATTTGTACCATCATATTCTTCAGTTATTATATTTTTATTAGGAGAACCTGAGTCTGTTCTTCCAGCAATAGCTAAACCAGCTGTTTGCGTTCCTGTTCCAGCAAGAAACCATCTTGCTGTATTAAGATTATTTCCTTCTGTCCAACTAGAACCATCATACTCTTCTGAATTATTACGAGCAGGTGGATCGTTTCCACCACCAAATACTAATCCTGCTGTAGTTGTTCCAGCACCACCCATAGATTCTCTAGCTTGATTTATATTACCACCAGATGACCATGTAGCACCAGCCACCCCTGCCGCTAACGGATCAGATGTCCTATTTTTAATAGCTTGTCCTTTTATAGCTTTAAATTCTGCCATGAGGATTTTACTATGGTAATGTTATATCTGTTGGTCTTGGGTGCATAGCTTTGTGTTCATCAGACTCTGCATCATAAGCGGCTTGTGCTGCTGTTACTTCTGCATCAACAATAGCTTGAGCTTCAGCTTTAGTTTTTTCAACACCAGCTACTCTACCTATCCATCTACCACCATATACATTATCTTCAGTAACCCAAACATCACCAGGGAAGCCTTCAATATGAAACATTTTTCTATCTTCATGACGAATAAACGAATCACCATTGGAGTTCTTTCCCCAATTTGCTTTAATACTGTATTTGTATGCCATAGTTTCCTCCTTTTTTGTTGTTATAAATCATTTTTAACTCGTTGTAACTGTTTTAATTGAATGAGAAAAAGTCCATTCTTCTGTACTTGAAAGATAGGCAGTACCAGAATAGCCACCAGCAGTTAAACCTAATGTACTTGTACCCATTGATCCAGTATTATTGTATCTAGCTGTTGATAAATTATTAACCTCTGTCCAAGAAGTTCCATCGTATGATTCAGTATCTGCGGTTGCGGCAGTATCATGTCCACCAATACTAATAACAGCAGTATTAGAATCTCCTGCTCCGCCACCAGATGCTTTTGCAGTATTTAAATCCCCTGTTTCTGTCCACGCACTACCATTCCAAGTTTCTGCGTTTGCGTGGTCGCTTGGTGATCTTCCACCAAAAAATACAGCAGAAGTAGCAGTTCCTGCTGATCCAGTAGCAAACCTAGAAGTATTAAACTCTGCAACTTCAGTCCATGTGCTACCATTCCAAGTTTCAACTGTATCTTGCATTGATGATGTTGGACCAGTTCTACCATCTCCAGCTACTGCTGAAGTATTATTTGCTCCAGCACCAGTAAGTTGATAACGACCTGTATTGTTATCTCCTACTTCTGTCCATGCACTTCCATTCCAACTTTCGGTAGCACCAGGATTACCACCTGGTACATTTCCTCCATAAATTAAAGCAGCTGTTTGTATTCCACTACTTCCAAACGCAAATCTTGCTGTGTTAATTTCTGTAGTTTCTGTCCAAGAAGTTCCATTATAGCTTTCAACTAAATCTCTATATCCAGGACTCGTATCACCACCAGCAGTTAAAGCCGCTGTTTGAGTTCCCGCACTACCATTATCTGATCTTGCAGTATTTAAACTACCACCTGTAGACCAAGCTCCAGTTCCTGGACCTAAAAATTCATATTGACCATTCGATGAATTATAATAAAGTTCACCTGCCACTTGTGGGTAAGTTGTAGGCATTGAACTTGATCTAACTTTAACAGTAGTACCTTTGATTTCTTTATATGTTGCCATTTATCATTATCCTTTAACCAACCAACCTTGTGTTGAATCTGTAAAAACTAATGTAATTGCAGCTCTCTCAACACTTATTGTTAAGTCTGCAGCTGATCCTTCGATCTTTTGTGAATTTCTACCGACTGTTAAAGGATAAGTATCAAATGTTCCAGCATAATCTATAATTGACACTTCATCTCCTAAACTAGGTGATGCTGGTAAAGTAACTGTAAATGAACCTGATGTTGTATTTGCAAATACACCTTCTAAAGCAGATGCTGTGTAGTTAGAAGTTTTAACAGACTGCCAATCTGTTCCTCCACCTGCTGCGTCAGAAAATACAGGTGCAGCACCAGCTCCTTGAGAAGTTAATACTTGTCCTGAATTTCCTGTAGATACTGCTGCAGGATTACCGCTAGTATCATAAGTAATTAGATTACCATCTGTACCAGAAGCCATTTTTGCAAGTGTTACAGCATCATCTTGTATTTCTGCTGTAGCTACTCCTGAATCTTTAATTGTTATTGCACCTGAACTAGCAGCAAAGTTATCTGAACTAAATGATGCAGCACCTTTTACAGATGTAGAAGCATCAGCTAAAGTTATTGTAACTGTTCCTGATGTACCACCACCAGATAAGTTTGTACCTGCTGTAACTCCTTCAATATCTCCTGTACCATCAGCACCTGAGTAAGAAAAATGTACACCAACACCATCTGTATTTGAAAACGATCCACTTGAAACAACATGAGTTACTGGAACTTTTGTATATCCTGATGCGTCTGTAACTGCACCTGATACTTTAAAAGTTGCATAAGTTGATGCTGTTCCTTCTTTAGTAATTGTAACAATACCTCTAGCTGTAGAATTAGAAACATCATCCCAAGATTGAACATAACCTGATATATCTGCTGAAGCATCATCTGCATCGTCTACATATAAAATAGAAACAGAACTTAATGTACCATTATTAAAAGCAATTTTACCTGCACCTGGATCAGCATCAGAAGTTGAGCTTGACCAAGTCATTGATAATTGTGAGTTTGTACCACTTGCTCCTGTTGAACCCGTTGATCCTGTACTTCCTGTAGCACCTGTAGAACCTGTGTCTCCTTTTAATCCTGTTCTTGTGTAATGAACTGATAATTCATCAGCAGCACTAAAAGTATTATTAGAAGCAAGGTGAGCAACTGTAATTTTGTTGTAGCCGCTTTCATCACTAACCGCAGCTGTAATTTTAAATCTTGCATAAGTTGAGCTATCGTTAATATCTACAATGTGTAAAAATCCTTTAATTGTAGAAGTTGATCCTCCCCAACTTTGAACATCTGTAGCTGTACTAGCACCATTAGCATCAGCATCATCAATATAAATTTCTGTAGCTGAAGCATAAGTTCCATTGTTAAATGCTATTTCTCCAGCACCAGGGTCTGCATCAGATGTACCTGTATCAAACTTATAGAAATAACCTGGTATTGCACCATCTTCTCCACTTGCTGTAAATGCAATCCAACATTTATCATCGTTTGCAAAAGTACCTGCAGAGTCAATATGAACTAAAGTAACTTTAGTATAACCACTAGCATCCGTAACAGCACCACTAACTTTAAATACCATCCAAGTATCTAATGTGTTAGCTTTTGAAATTCTTATTCTACCTCTATTAGTATCGTTACCTGATACATCATCCCATGATTGTACCCATGCTGAAATATCTGTTCCATTGTATTCTAAATCATCAACATATATTTCTGTTGCACTAGCAATCGTTGCGTTATTTAATCTAAAATATCCTGCTCCAGGATCAGCATCTGTAGTTGTTGTTGAATATTGAAACATTGCTGAATCTCCACCTGCAGGTAAAAAATCAGCTACTGTTGTTAAGTTACCATCGCTATCAAATCCTAAAGTTTTAGATGCTCTTGTACTAGCATCATCTGTAAATTCTGGTGTTGTAATTGTGTTTGTTCTTGAAACTTTAAATGATCTATCCAGCTCCTCTTGCATTTGCTGGACAGTCATGGTTGCACGATCCAAACCCTCTTCGTGAGTCTCCGCAGGGAATGGATCATTGGCTATATAATCTATAGCCTGTGTTTGCGGGACAGCTCTTCTAATAACAACAGTTTCGCCTGAAGCTGGGGTATTACCAGATGTGAAAGTTACATTTCCACCTGAAGCATCTCCTGCACCAGATACTGTATAGTGTGTTGTTAGAGTCTTTGTTGTTTCAGTTCCTGTTGAGGAACGGATAATGACCTGAAGGTCTGTGTCTGCAAATATTTTAAATGCGTAGGCAAATTCAGTTGTAGAGCCATTGCCTGAATATGAGTTTTTTACTGTAGTTGAAGATACTGTCATATTACTTGTCTATATTATTTATCCTTCAATTTATCAAGACTATTTAAGGCTTGTTTTGCAAAATTTATCATAAGCATATACTGTTTATCTATCATTTCTCTTTTTTGATCTGAAGTTAATTTAGTTCCATCAGCAAGCTCTTTAGTGTTATATATCTGTCTTATAGTCTTGTCTATTTCTTTTATTGACTTCTTATAAGTAAGCATAAATTTTTTATCATAAGGAGCAGTCTTTAAAACTTTTTCTAATTCTTCCATTTGACCTGTTTTTTTTAATAAGTCTATGTCGTTAAATGCTTTTTCTACAGGTTTAAGCTCTTCAAAAAATCTAGTTAAAGAAGCAGATGAATAACCAGGCACATCTCTAATATCAAAAGCTCTTATTATTGGTATTTTAGATAAGGTATCTGTGGGTTTTATGGGGTCATCTATAATTTTAGCTTTGATTAAAGCATAGTCTAAAATATCTAAAGCATATCTACCCAAACCACCTGTCCAAGACCTAAATACATTTTCTGCGTGAATAGGTTTAGTTGCTAAAAAGCTGTCATCTCCTACAATGCCATTAACTATCTCAGAAAATAATTTAATAGTTTCAGAAGTATATTCTGTGTAATAAAATTTATTTGATAAATTTTTATCTAACGATTTAGGTGTTACAGGAGCATCTCTAAAAAAACTATAGTTTGCAAAATTTTCTATAAAAGGTCTTATAGCGGTAGGAATAGGATAAAATCCTTTTGCATTATTAATAAAAAATTGTTTTGCAAATTTACTCCATTCTTGAGGTTCGTTTGTTCTTACCCAATCTAAAGTTTTTTCAATAATAGAAGAAACTAAAGTTCCTACTTCAAAAGGTTTAGGAAATCTATTAGCTTTATCTCCTGTTTTAAAATAATAATAGTTTTGTTTTAACCACTCAGGTTCATCTCTATAATCTTCATCATCATAATTTAACATATAAAAACCTATAGTTGGTATGGCTACATAAGCACCAATCATAGCTGTAGTTCTTGCGGGATTATCTCTAAATGCTTCATATAATCTTGTTAAACCTTGAACTCTTGCGTTCCAAAAAGGAACAAGTCTATTTATATTATTTCCCAATGTTCCTCTCTTTGCATAATCTAAAAGATTTCTAGCTTCAAAACCTCCTCTTTCTATAGCTTGTTTTTCTGTTAAACCTTTTTCAATAGCTTTTTTATATGTCTTTTCAAATATTCTATATCTTGTCATCTCCTCTGATAATTGAGTTAAAGCTCTAAATGGAGCTAACATTCCTCTATTAGAATTTCTTACTGGACCTTTCGCTAGAATGTCATAAACTTTTCCATCAAATATATTAGGTTTGTCTACAGCTAAAAGTGTTGATTGCATACCACCAGACTTTACATATTTTTTATACATCTCCATAGTTTTTTTATTATTACCTTTAGTAATAATATTAAATGCTCCAATAATAGAATCTTGTATTGGAACAAAACCAACTTTATTTAAAAAACTAGCTTGCATAGTATCTCTAAAAAAGTTAGGTACAGCAAAATCAGGTATTAATATTGCACCAGCTCTTAAAGTTCTAGCAGGCGCACCTAAATAATGATAAAGCATATTTGAACCTTGTTGATCTAAAGTTGTAAAAGCAGTTTTAATATCTTTACCTACATCCCAAGTTTCTAATTTACCATCTCTTCTTAATGTCATTAAATCTTCTTTAGGTTTGTTAGTGGTTCTAGGATTAACTTTATTAATAAATGGGAATGAATTAGGGTCTTTCTTTTTAGTTTTTTCTACTAAATCTACAAAGTTTATTTTAACTTTATTTCTTTCAACAGCATTAACAATAGTGTTGGTGTTTTTAACCATTTGCTCTAATGGTGGATATACTCTTAATTTAGCACCTTTAATGGGTTTAAAAGGATTAACTGATCCTTCAGCTACGACTGGCTTACCATCTTGTATAAGTTCTCTTGCAAAAGTAACATAATTTTTATTAGCTTCTGTCATTGCCGTAAATGCTTCTTTAGTTATAAAACCACCATCACGAGCATATTCTAAAAGATGTCTTTGATAAGTATCTGTTTTTTTTGCAACTTGTTCAAATTTATATTTATTTTTATTTACAAACTCTTTTGCAGTTTTAATATTAAAACCTGTTTCAATTCCTCTACCTTCTAATTCAATAGCTCTTCTATTGGATAAGTAAGTTTCAAATAGTTGTGTTTCTATCTTTCCTTCTTTAATAATATCTTTTGTTATTTGTTTTAATCCCAAACCTTTATCACTTAAAGTTTTTGCGTTTAAAGTATTATACTCAATAAAGTGTGCTGCTCTATTTGGCATACCTTCCATAATTCTAGCTTGTTCATACAAATTTAATTTTTCAATACCAGTTTTAGTATTTACTTTTGCTTTTCTCATTGTTTCTAGTATTGGATATTTATTATCTATACCTTGAATAATAGATTTTCTTTTAACAGTTGATCCCATCTCTTTTAATCTTGCACCTGTTAAAGGTTCTACTCTTGGTTTTAAAACTATATTTTCTGCAGCTTTATTTGCTAACTCATCTTTAAATATTTTATCAGGTTCTTTTATTTTTTTCTCTGGAGTTTTTCTTTCTAATAATTTTGCATAATCTCTAATATATGATCTTGAAGCAACATCTTCTAAAATTCTTTTATTTGTTATAGCTTCATTAAATACTTGATTTGGTTTTTTACCTGTATCAATAAATATTTTTTTAGTTCTATCTTCCATAGTTTTTCTAGGTTGAACTAATCCTAAACCACCAAATAAAACAGCAGAGTATGAAAATTCTTTTAGTGTAGGAAGCTGACCATTAAGTGTAGCTCCAACTCCCTCAAAAGCTGTTAATTGTGAAGCAACTCTAGTTATATATTTGTCTGCTAATTTTGTTCCACCTATTTTTAATTGTGGAGCAACAGCAGTAACTGCAAAAGTTGTACCTTGCTTAGCACCTTCTTTAATACCTTCTTGTAAAAAATTTTTAAGAATAGTAACTGGCTCTCCATAAGATTGTTGTTCTAATCCTTTTACTATTGTAGCTCGTGCAGCACCAGGAATAGCACCAGCAGTAAAAGCACCTCCAATAGGACCACCAACTAAATTTCCAGGAAGAAAACTGACTCCATAAATAGGAAGTTCCAAACCAAGTGTTGTTGCTCTTTCTAACAAACCTTCAAACCATGTATAATCTTCAGGCTCAGGATTAATTAATGCTTCTGATAAACCTTCTCCTTTTGCTAGTCTTGTTGTCATATCATAAAGAGTTTTTCCATAACCTCTTTTTAATATATCGTCTCCGTTAAACTTATCTCCAACAAGTACTTCTTTTAATGTTAAAGGATCACCTTCTTGTATTTTAGATTGATAAAGCATTTCGTCATCAGGAGATACTATTTCTTCAGTTTCATACTCATTAATAATTTGTTTTTTTATATCTGAAAAATAATCTTGATAAACTTTTTTATTATTATTAGTTGTACCAAAGGCTTCTAATATTTCTTGATTATTGAATCCAGCATTATTTAATTTTTGTATTTTTTCTTTTTTCCAATCAGCAATTTCTTTTTGGCTAAATCCAGCATCATTAAGTTTAAATTCTTTTTCTGCTAAATTCATTATTTGCTCATTGTTCTTTTTTCATATTCATTTGCCGTTTCTCCTGGTAATCTTTCTGGTGCTTCTTTTGTTGGAGCTTCTTTAGCAATAGATTCTACAATACTTGATAAATCAGAAGTTTTAGGTAAAACATTTTTTATATCTTTAGCAATATAATATTCAGTATTAGGAGATAATAAATCCGAAATATTTATACCTGCTCTTAAACCATCAATATATCTTTTGTAGTATACTTGTCTTAAATTACTAGCTTTAGAATTATACTCTTTATCAAAGTAACTTAAAAAAACATTACCTTGCAATAAAGGTATAAGATTATTAAACCATTTTAAATATTCTTTATCTTGACTAGCAAAAGTATTATTAAAAGACCTAGAAATTATTGTTGTTAAAAAATTAAGATCATTATCATTAATAGAGCCGTTTCCTGCTCTTTCTAAAATACTTTTAGGTTCTTTTTCTCCTTCAAGTAAAAAACCATCTTTAGTATTTTTAATTTCTCCTAAATTAATTTTATCAACAATACTTGAATTAGTATTATAATTTGAATTAAAACTAAATTTATTTAAATTAATTTTATCATTTAAATTACTAATTTGTTTATCGTAATTTATATCTCCTGTTTTAAATGTTTCAAGTTCTTGTTCACTTAATCCAAAAAATTTATTGTGATTTGTTCCTCTTAATTTATCAACTAATTCTTTAGTTCTTTTATTAATAATTTCACTATTACTATATTCAAGAAGTTTACCATCAAAAACAGCTTTTTTTCTAACTTCTGTAATAAGTGCATCTCTTTCTTTGCCTTTAATCTGTGGAAAGTTTTTTGGATCATTTAAAAGAACAGCAGCACCTGCTGCGTTAGTTTGAGCAATTTTTCTAACTTGAGATGTTTCAACAAGAGCTGGAAAATTCTTTTTGTATTCATTGTAACTTTCTTGACTAATAATACCATCTGTTACCAAACCTTTATATTTACTTAGTGCAGATTTAGACAAAATATCAAATTGTAATTTGTTACCAGAAGAAACAGCATTTAATATATCAGATGAAACTTGTTGTTCTACTTGTCCTACTCGAGTTTTAATTAAATTGTCTCTTGTTTTTTTTAAAATATTATTAACATATACACTTTTATTTTGAGATAAAAGTATATCAAAAGTATTAGCAATATTTTTATTAGATGCTTGTGATTTATATTTTTGTTTAATAGTTTTAAATTTTTCATTAAAATAATCTACACCCTCTTGAGGAGTAGATTTTAATTCAGCTTGTTCTGCGGCATTAAATATTTCTACAGTTGCGTCTGCATTTAACTCACCAGCTTTTACTTTTGTTTCAATAGCTTTTTCTTTTATATAATAATCTTCAGCTGCTTTTCCTATTGGTCTTAAAGCTGCTGCTATATTTTGCCTAGGATCAATTTGTATGTTAGAAGTTACACTAGCAGCTTCTCCTGTTAATCTAGCTTTTGATGTAAAGGTAGGTATTTTCATGGAGCTACCACCAATCCTTGATCTCTATTACTCGTACTACCACCACCAGCAGTTCCTATTCTAAGTAAACTTTCACCAGCTTTAGCATAGTAACCAAATTGAGCAATTCTTGCTTGTTGTCTAGCAATGTTGCCTTGTATTCTAGCAAAGTTAGCTTCTTCCATTTTTTGTGATTGTGCAACTTGAGAATTATAAGTTATAACATCTTTTTCTGTTTCTGCTTGTTCAGCATTATATCTTAAAACATTTAATACACTTCCTGATCTTTCTGCACCAGATATTGCGGCAGCTACTTTTGTTTGTCCTACCAACTGTTGATAAGATTGCTCAAATTTAGCAATATCAAATTCTGTTTGTTGTTTAATGGCTTGAGCTTCTTGTTCTTTTACTTGAGCATTACGATTCATTACAGCTTGATTATATTTACCGAGTGCTGATGCCTGTTGTGCTGCTGCTATATCAAAAACAAAACTCATTAAAAAATCCTCGCATATCTGAAGTGATCTGAACCATCAAAACCATAATGTTTCATCAATCCTTCGTTTTGTAAACCAAGCCATGAAGCAAACTTTAAACCTATTTTAAAGTCAGCTCTTACAGCTGTTTGTACTCTTTTTATATTATTTTCTTTAGCTAGTCTTGCAAAATTTTTTTTAATAGCTCTGGCAATAACAAGTGGGTGATTCCAAACTTTACTTGTCGCTAATACCCAACCTTCTGCCACACCATCCCAAATTATTTTCATTCCTGCAGATGCAATAGGCTCATCATTAATAATACAAGTATAAGCTAAACCATTCTGTTCTAATTGCATAGCATCTCCATCATATTGTGCATCTTTATCCATAAGAACATGGTTCATTTGACTAGCAAGAATAATCTTACCATGGGTTGCAATATAAGGCACTATTTGTAATAAATTTTTAGTCATTGGTTTGTAAATCTGGGTATAAAGATAATATGGTTAAAGGTAAAGGCTGAGTTTGTCTAACAAAGATAAAACCATCAGTATCGTAATTACCTCTAAATTCTACAGTTTTGTCCCCTGTAAATACAGGTATACCTTCATCCATAGGATCAGATGATGTTCTAAATGGTATTCTTTCCATGTTGCTTAAAGACTCTCCAACCTCAACACCAACAGATTCATATAATCTAATTGTAATTTCATATATTCTTTTTGTCTTAGCTTGAGATGTTCCATTTTGTGAACCAGCATTAAGTCTCATAGTTTGTAATATTGATTTGTAAGCTAAACCTAGTTTTACATTAGTTGCTGAACGATCTAATGTAACTGAACCACTTGATACTGTTTTATCAGGATGTGTTGCACCATCTGCTAATATAGAAACTGTTTGTCCCTCAAGGTGATCTAAACCTGAAATCGTTGTAGCAGCTGAACCGCTATAAGATAAAGCACTATCTAAAAAATTAAATGTTGTATTATCTGTTTCTGTAAAATCAAAATTATTAATATATTCTACAAACCTTCTTGTAGAACCATTAATTGTTCTTTTAACAATAACCCATGTTTGATACTCTGTATCATCAGTTGGAATAACAGCAACACTTTCACATACTGCTTTACCTTCATCAGTTTTTGCTAATCGAGTAGAATCATCTAAAGATTTAACAGTTAAAAATCCTGTAGACAATGGTGATGTTTCTGTAATTGTAACGACATTACTACTAACTGTTGCTGTAAAATCAGAATCAGCATTTATTAATGTTTGTAGATTAGTTGCAGTTTGGTTGTTACTAGATGTAGTATGAAACTTACCAGTTGTAGCAGATGTAGCAGATGTAAAGGTTGTTGTTGTGCCGTCTGCTTTTGTAAAAACTATTCTTGTACCATCAGCTATGTTTGCATAATCTGTAACTGTAATGGTTGCATTACCAAATCTTCCGCCAAAAATATGTCTATGCCATGCAGTTACTTGTTGTTCTCTTTGATAAGTTAAACCTACAAGTTCACCATCACTTCTAACTCCCCAAATAATTTGATTAGGTTCTTGTTGGTAAGCCATTTGTGTTATTCCACCTTCAGTAATATGCTCTGCAAGAATAGTCATGTCAGGTGCAAGATAACCATCTACATCAAAGTTATAGGCTAGTTCTCTTAATTTTCTTTTAGCTCTTTGTAAAAATAATGTTGCGTTACCTACAGCTATAGAATCTACATTAGCTGCACCATGGTTTGATTGTTTTTTAATTAATATATTTGTTGGTGTAATAGCACTATCTGTTCCACCTCCTGATACTGTAAACTCACCACCTGCTGTACCAATAATTAAAGTTCTTGTTGCAGTCATAAATCTAATAGCATTAACTTGGTTAGACGCAATCGTATAAATAATTGCATCATCATCTGCTACTGTACCGCCAATATTTGCATCCATATTTTCATAATCACCTGATCTTGAAAAGAAAATAGCTTGTGGTTGTTCACTTGTTCCAGCAAATACTAATCGTTGTTCAAAGAAAGTAACGCAAGAAGGATGTCCTGTAGTATCTGAAAAAGCTCCTAGTCTCCAATCTGCTGTAGCACTTGCACTATCTAAAGCTGTAATAATTGTTATTGTTGCATTTGTAGTATCAGTTACTGCTGTTATTTTTGCATAACCTGCACTTAAAAAAACAAATCTTCCAACATCTGTTGATTGAAAACCTGAACCACCATTAATACCTGTAACTGCAGAAGCTACTAAAGCTATACCTGTACCTACTGCTGATTGACCAGGATTTAAAGTTGTGTCTGTTGTGTTAGCATCTTGCATTGGTCCTTTAGTAAAATCTACATCAGACAATGTCCAAGAAGTATGACCAGTACGAGATAATTTTTCTACTTCGTGTGAAGGGTGAGTAATATACATAACATCTGCTGACTGAGCAAACTTAAGATCAAAAAGCTGTGCAGTTGTATAAGGTGTTGCAATTTCATAAACTTTATTAGCTACTCCACCAGAACTGTAAGCAGTATAACTTGTGCTGTTTATATTTGTTCCATCTTTATCTGTTAATTGGAAAGTGTTTGTTGTTACACCTGCAACTAAAAATCTTTTACCATTGACTTCTGTCATGCCTGAAACACTACTAATTAAAACTTCATCTCCATTTGAATAGCCATGTGAACTAGAAGTAACAACAGCAGGGTTAGCTTGTGTTATTGCAGTAATAGTTTTATCGCCTTCTAAAATAGCACCATTGTCTTTATAAAATCTAATTTTAAGATTAGAGAACTCAAGCATATAAGTTTGAGTTGTAGAAAATTCAAAAGGAATTAATCTTGTTTTGTTATCACTATCTGCAACTTCAGCTACAAAAGTAGTACCTGATCTTCTAGCGGCAGCTCCATGAGGATAAATAATAAAATTATCTAATCGCTTACAGCTTGATGAATATTTAGTTAGATCGTTACGACCATCTAAACGAGGCGAAAGTTCTCCACCTGTAAAGTTGGTTAGCTCTGCTGCAACTCGTGCCATGTGTTAATACCTTGAGTTAATAAAGGTACTAGCTTCTATTTCATCTGTCATACCAAGGTCAGGAGAATTGTTTTGACCTTCAGTTGCGTCTACAAACCTAGCATCCCTTAATTTATCTTGAAACAGCTCATACATATTTTTAGCTACAGGATTAGATGAAGTAACACCATAAGCAATATCTGCTCCTAATGCTGCAGATAAAGTTTCTCTTAATAGCTCATCATATTCATTGGGGTCTGTAATTCTTGCTACATATAAAATCTTCATAGAAGAAGCATTACTTAATATTTTTCTTCCTTCTACTTTATGATCTAAATCATAATCTAATATTCTTAATAATCTTAAACAATCTGCGGGTAAAGTATATTGCTTAGTAAAACCCCAAGCAGGTGTATCTGTGTCTGCTGCAATTTCTACTCTTTTCTGTAAGCAGTTCCAAGGATGTGTTCTAAATAGTGAGTCTCTAACTTGAGTGTATCTAGCATTACATAGTCTAGCATTTTTTGAATCTTCTGTTAATGAAAGAATGGTTGTTGCACCTAATTGGTTTAATGCTCCATTACAAATATCTACTACTGATGCCATAATATTTTATAATCTAAATTCTTTTTAAAAGAAAGGGGATTTCTCCCCTTTCTTAATTACTTATTAGTCTATTACATATTCAATAATGAAACTTAAGTCTCCAGCAGTATCACCAGCTGCATCGAATAATAATCCGACATAGTAGTAACCGCCTGGGTCAGAAGATTGTCCTGCATCTTCCCAAACTTTTTGTCCCATTTTGTTTATGTTTCTAGCTTCAAATGCTACTTCAGTTCCTGTCGTTACAGCACCTCTAAGGTCTGTAATCGCAGAAGCATAAGCATCATCATCCACAGCAACAATTGCTGTTGTCCATAAACCAACATCTGTAGTATTTGTTGATCCAGAATCTAAGTCGTCATTAAACAACTTGATTGAGGAAATACTAGCATTAGTAGGTATTGGAGCTAACATAACTGTGTCAGTCGCTGATAAATCTCCTGCAGCTAAAGCGATAGTTCCCTGTGCAATTCTTTTTGCACCATGTAACTGTTGGGAATCATTCTTTACCTGTGGAGTCGCTACGAAATTCGTAACTATATCTGTATTTACATTTGCCATAATCTATTTCCTCCTATTATGATTCTGTACATTGTACTTCAACAACTTTTGCTTCTTCCATTCTAGTAGCACCAATGCTCATGCAGTAGTACACTTGAGTAGCATAAGACTTGTCGCTTCTTTCGTCTATTCTAGCATTGATGTCTTTACCAATACCTAAAGCAATTCCGTCTTGTGCAAAAGCTATACATGATCTAGTTGTGCTAGATAAAGATAGTCTGTTTGATACAATGAAGTTAAAACCAAGGAACGAGTTTACTTCACCATTAGCCAATGCTTTGACTGTGTTGAAGTCTGAACTTGTTACCTCAGTTGTTCCTAAAAGATCAGTTATCTGCTTAGGACCAACGATGATGTGTCTAGGGATTGAAGGATCAACATCGCCTAGATCAAGAGTCTGCTTAGCAGTTCTTAATTTAGCAATTGTTAAACCACCAGAACCATGTGCGATTGTATTCGCATTTGATGTGCTAGTTCCTCCAGTTTCACCAGTGTACGCAGTACCTAATGCAGCTGATATTATTACATCATCCATAGCTCTTCCCATTGCCATAGCAGCGGCTT